TCACTTAATGATACTGAAGACCCGAATCGGCCGAATTCTTTACCGTCGACGTCTTCATGAATTATCTTTTCTCCGATTTGTTTCCAGGGGTTATCACCGCCTTGGTTTTGGTACAAGTATGCTCCACCTCCAATTTCGGTTACAGAATTGTCTGGTGCTCCGATAAGCATATAATCATCCAAAATAGAAACAGAATGTCCGAACGATCCTGTTCCTTCAATTGTTTGAATTTTACCCCATTCACCGTTCGAATTTCGTTCGTATATGTACACTTCATTGTTTCCACATATGATTATGGTATCACCCGAAACGGCAATGGTATCACCGTAGTCTTCAGTTATTTCTTTACGGGTCTCCCAATTACCATCGAAACCTTTTTCGTATATGTATATAATTGATGTATACGTTCTTGATGCAGTATAAGCGCCACTACTTAGTTTCACGGTAGCTTGGGGTACGGTAACTACTGCATAATCGTCAGAAATAGCAACAGATTTACCAAATTCAGAATTAGGTGGATTATTAGAAACATACGTATTTTCCGGCGGTGTTAAAACTTCAGCTTTTCCACCGTATAATACTTTTACATTACTCAATTTACCTTCAAAATCGAGATCGTATATGTACACTTTATTTTCTTTATACGCACCGGCAATTGCGTGATTATCCGACATAGCAACTTGGTAATTCTCACCTACTGTTTCATGTGCTTGTTTAGTTTCGTTAACATACGTGTATATAGTTCCGTTATTATCTGGTTGTCCAGCAATTGTGTATTTATCATTAACATCGACTGAATACCCTAATTTTCCATCAGTAGTTCCACCCTCGACTCTATGTATATCACTTTCCTTAATTTTTAGTTCTTTTTGTATTCCCGGTTCTGTAGAAGTATAACTATTTTTATAGTCTTCAAAGGGTTTTACGTACATCGTGGGATTTCCTACCAATACGCCTGTTTTATTAGGGTTTAAATCATCGACGGTTTCCCATTTGACAATATCATCAGGTGGTAAGTAAAGTGTCATGGCATCAGATGACGGGTATTTTACTGTAAGTTCATCACTGTCGTTATTATCACATTCTTTACCTATACCCGTTTTTTGTCTCGTAACTTTATATTTCCAATCTTGACATGTTAAATACTCTTTTTCTTCGCAATTTTCAGTTAGTTCACCGTCTCTTTCCCAAGAACCTATACAATCAAGATTGTTTCCGTCGACGTTACGGTACTCTTCAAAGGATTTTGCGTACATTGTGGGATCGTCTACCAATGCTCCGGTTTCATTAGGATTTTTATCGTCGTCAGTTATTTCGTCAAACGATGAATAGTTTATTAAAGTATTGACACTAGGCCAATTCACAGTAATAATCTCATTGTTGTCTTTTACACATGGTATGCCTTCACCTATACCAGGTACTGATATAGTATACCTCCAGTTTTGGCACATATAATCAGTATTATCAGTGCATGTATATTCATTGCCTAGAATTTCAAATTCGGCGACACAGTCTTTGTTATAATCAGTGTATATATCATTATCCCACGTTCTTGATGTAAAAGTGTCTTCACTTACCGCTAACGGTTTAAAACCTTTAGATATTTCCATGTTAAAGTCTTCTCTATTCAATTTTAAATCCTCGGAAGTAGATAAAAGTGTCTTAATACCATTTTTATCGACGTAATATAAGTATATTTTGATACCTGATATATCATCCGAGGATTTAAACGCGTAACCGTTTAGTAATTCAACGTTAGGTGTTTCCGTAAAATTTTTGAAAAAATCCGTACCATCTTTTACAATGTTTTTCGTTTCTAATGGTGCATACCCATCCTTCTTAACAACGATTACCCATTTCTCAACAGTTTCGTTTACGCCGTTAGTATTATTCCATTTAAAATTGATTTTTTCTATTTTATAAATACCACCGCTATCGTCGCCATCTATTGTAATTTCGTGATCGCTACTATGTGTTCGACCGTTAAGTTTAACGGTATATTTTTTAGTACCTGGTGAATTTTCCTTCCAATATAAACTAAAAGTTTCTCCTCTACTTTCATTAAGTGTATACGAAATAATCTCGTTACCAGTGGTTTTGTCGTGTATAGATACAGTATATTTAGGATTGGGTTTTGTAACATTCGTAAAACTTGCGGTAACATCTAAACCCGTGTTAGATATACTAGTATCAAAAGTTGGTGGGTCTATAGGTACATACAAATCATTCAATGGAACTTGAAAAAATAATTCTACTTCACCCCAATTCAATATACGTGAAAATTTTAGTATTGGGTTTTCTACATCACCGGTTTCCTCTAATATATAATTGTAATAAACCGATTCATACGTATACTCATAACTAGGAACTTGTTTACTTTTACCCGTTTTACCATCCAATATATTTTTATATTTTACAGTAAAAATAGATTCAAATGAGATAAGTGTAGTATCCTTAACGTAGTCTTGTGAAGAACCTTGGTAAAGATCCCAAGTCTGTTTATTAGGATTAAACCTTAAATGGTACGTTTCAAACAAAAATTCACCGCTCGGACCTACAATATATTCAACGTCTAGAATTTCTACCGGTTTAACTTGAATATCATACGAGTCTGTACCTAATTCATATTTTTCGTAATTATTAGTATACCATCGAAGTAAAATGAATAATAGAATGATAAGAACCACGAGTATCATTTTATATACCAGGAGATAAAATATTTGATAAATATAAATGAACGTTCGTCCTGTTACTACAGTTCTCATGGAAGCGCTTTTTATCGGTTTGATGTTACAACTTTTGGTCATGGGTCTTATGAAATTTGTGTATAAAGGTACAGGTGTGTTAATTATTGCGGGTGCGTTAATACATTTATTGTTTGAATACTCGCCTTTCGGTAATATAAATGAAAAATGGTGTAAAATTATATTTAAATAGTTTAGTCTACGTTAGAATTCATCTCTTCTAAAAGATTATCTTTGTCTCTAAGAAGTTCAAATAAATCGTCGTTTAAATCTTGTAGTTTATGTTCAATTTCCTCGTTATATTGAGCAAGGTAGGATTTGTAAAATTCTCTTTCATTCCCTACGTTGTGTCCTTTATCTAACAGATTCCCGATCGTGTATCTTGGCAATCGTATACCAAGTTCTTCCGCGCGTTTTTTAACAGCTTCTTTACGGACGTTTACAGTAATTCTCTGTTTTGGTTTTGTGTTACGTATAGTTCTCTGTGTCTTCGTTATTCTTTCATCCAATCTCCGTAATTCAGCTTCGTCGAATTCACGGTTTATACTTCGTCTTCTATCCATTTCATTAATCATTCTAGGTACGTTTATAGGTGGTATTATTAGAGAGTTAACATAATTTAACAATTCTTCTCTTTCATCCGGTTCGGGTGCGAAAACGTTATCATCGTCATCGTCGCTTTCCTCGTAATATCTATAAGGATGTGGTCTACGTTCAGTAGAAAATGGTACGGGCGGTACAAGAGTATTATCGGTCATTATTTCTCTCATAATAAAATCTTCGTCAGTATCTTCTTCAGATTCAGAATCGCAATTTGAATTCGGATTTGAAAGGCTTTCGTGTACCTTTTTTATCGAGTTGCACATTTCGAGATAATTTCCCTCAGGTATTATCTCGGAATTCAAGTCAATAAGACGCATTAAATTTGTAAGTTCATCCATTTTTAATATCTTAAAAAAAAATAATAAAAAACTCAACTAAGGTTTGGTATATTCACATTTATATCATAAAATGCATCTATAATTCTATTATTTGCATTCATAAAATTACAAATGTTTTCCATTTCGAGTTCGATATTGTCTAATTCTACAATATAACCATTCTGTAAACCTCTTGTGTGTTCATTAATTATACGCATATAATCTGTGAAAAACTCTTTACTATTAGAAGCGTGACCAATACTTTGTAATTCTTCTATAGTAACACATAAAGGTAAATTTAAGGCGCTACAATACGCAGTAAGTGCTTCTATTTTGAAACGAGAAGTTATACGGCGTCTTAATTTTGTTTGTTTGAATAATTTTTTAATTTCTTTTCTTTTTCTAACGAGTACCATACACCTTTCGTATATAGTATCGTACGGATCATTTTGTAAGCTGCGAGGTAATACACGGTTACGATTATATGTATTTGTTTGTTCATTTTTATACACATCGCTTAATTTATTACACATGTCTAAATAATCACCTTCAGATATACTATCCGAATGTTCATCTATAAATGTCATTATTTTATGAAGTGTATTAACACTCGACATTATTACTAAGTATTATATTTTATTTTTTAATTACCGATTTTGAAAGTAAAAGTAAAGCTTCTATAACTTCACCGATTTCTTTATGTTTTAAACAAAAACCATTTTTACCGGCTCTACAATAACATTTTTCGTAAGGACAATTTGGACGCATTTTTTCGTTTTTATTTATTTTTTTATTTTATTTTAACTTAAGCTTCGTATTCACTCAAAATTTCACCTTCTTCGATATCTTCATCCGTTTCTTCTTCTTCATCTTCACTCTCTAAATCCTGAATAGTATCGTCGTCGATATTTTCAGGTAAAATAGAGTAAAGTTCTTCCCATTTAACATACCCTTGGATTTCATAATCATCGATTAAGTTGTCTAAATCAATTTTATCTAAAATACCCCAATCGTTTTCAAATAACCATTTCCAATAACCAAGTTTATTCCGAGTTATATTATACGGAAAAAGTTCAACGTTAGAATCGTTGTCATCTTCAAACAATTCTTCCGTTTTTTCATCCATATAAATATTATACATGTAGTTTACAACGTCAATTTCTTTTTCAGATCTATAGTCTTTAGGTTCGTGAAAAAATGTAACGAAATGTGCTTCACCGTAAGAAGTTTTTACTTTTTTTTTATGAATACCAATGTATGCAATGTAATTTTTATTGTTTTTTGAAATTAAATGTTCCGGGTACCCAAATTCCGCTCTTAGACCATAAACTTCTGTATTATAGCCACAAAGATCGGAACATAGATCGCCTAAATGGTTAAGTTTAATGAGGGACGTACAGTTTTTTAATAATTCTTGTGTGAGATAAGGCATTGTGTTTGTGTTTGTATATATAATATTAAAAGTCTAATTGTTTAAGTATGATTACATTTTATTTAATCATTGTTTTTTGTGGGTCTTCGTTCATAGTTTCATCAGGCTTAGAAGGTAAAGTTTTTGTAAGCTCATTCCAATGTAAATCTTTGTGAGATAATTTATTTTTCATAATAAATTTTTCACCCGATTTAATATCGGTAAAGTATTTACTCAAATATTTAGTCCAGAAATCACTCTTATTGCTACGAACAACGCGAGGAATAAGAATCGTATCTTTTTTATTTGTAGATAACTTTTTCGAAACCATATCGATAAATGGTTCAATAATACCACTACACCCTTTGTTTTCGTGAATAAACTCAATGAAACGAATATCGTCACGGTCTTCGATTTTACTCAAACCAATGTAACCAATATAATTGAATTCCTTAGGGTTACACTCAATAGGGAAATCTTCATTGGGTTTAAGACCCCAAATTTCCATATCCAGTTTCCCATCACTTGCGATAGTAGAGAAAAGTTCATCCATTTCCACGACCTGTTCAAGATCAGTGGTATTTTTTAACAATTGATAAAAGACAGACATTTTTATATTTTTTATATTTTACATGTTATCAATGTCACTTAGGTCTTCATTAGCTATTAATATTTCCTCTGCGATTATTTGATAAAAGGCCATTTTATACGCTAAGAATCCAAAAAGTGTTGCACCCATGTTAAAATCAAAAGGTAAACTCGAGGAATTCCATACCGATTCTCCTAAAGCAAGAAGTGTAGGTACTAATAACCTTTTATTTAAACCTGGAGTTTTTCCAATATTATCGACGTAAGATGAAAGTGAATCTACGTATATACACGATGCTATTGTACCTAAACTTGCAGATATACCATCAACAGGTGTATGAAAAATAAAATGGTACGTCGAGATCGCAGCTCCGTATCTCAGAGTCGTTTTTTTAATTTTAGACTTTATTTGTTCATATTCTGCTATACCTTCTTTTCTTTTAACTGGACACGAAATTCTAAGTGTTTTTTGTATGGGATTTATTATATTTAACATTAATTACTATACATTACAATTTATTCGTTAAGTATCTATAATATCAATGTTGATATTTTCATCGTTAAAATATTTTCTTTTAAATTCTCGTTCTTTACTTAAAAAATCTTCACATCTGTTAACTGATTCGTATATACGAACTTGAATTTCAGTTAATCTATCTCCGTGTGTAAAAATGTCTTTTTTTCTAGACATTTTTCTCCATTTTTCACCGAAAAGGTTTATGTATTTCAAATTACGCCTTTCGTATTCTAGTTCATTCAACAATGTTCTGTATAAAACCAATGAATATGAATCGTATTCTTCACGTTTAAAATCGTCGTAACAAAACTCTTCATATGCCAGTGTTTTCATACGTTGATAAAGTTGGTTCCCCCCATTTTTCTTTCCATTTTCTGGCCAAAGTTTCGAGTCTTTCTTTTGAGAATCGTGTATTTCGTAATTGTTTTTCCGGGGCTCCTGGGCACACAAGGTTTTCATATTCGTATTTTTGAGATTTTTCCCATATAATCCTTTGAACGTCTTCACAGAGTTCATTTGTCGCTTGACAGAAAGCGATTTTGTAGTCGTGAGTGTGTAAGTGCATGTAGTCCATTTCATTTATCTATTATTGTTTTTATTTCTTTATTTATATTTGAAATACTTAGGTCTATAATGAACAAATTCCTTATCATGTTTCAAATATTCTAAAATAACAATCTCACCGGTATCATTTTTTGATACAATCTTGTTCGTAGAAAAATTTGGTGATAACATCATATCAGAGTATATATTTTCTTTATTCATAACATCTGGGTGGAATGATACATGAGATTCTGTTGGTTTTAATGTTTGTGTATTTGAACCCAATAAGCGAGATATACTAGAGTAAAACGAAAACATGCTATTATTTATGTTTATTTTTTTATATACTAATTATAATATGGTTTCACTCCAGGAGTTACCTAAAAAGGTTCAATATATAATTGTGGATTCAAAATTTGTAAATGGTTCCAATAATACGTTCAGTATAGATCTTACACTTGAATCAAATTTACACTTGGAAGATATGACGCAAGTATGTGGTCTAAAACCAGTCGATTTTTACGTGACACAGGTTGGACAGGATAACCCAAACTCTGACACTCACATAAGTAGTGTGGCAAAGTACATTGATATAACATGTGAAGATATACCTAAACGTGCTCAAATACTTGATGAACGTAACGGACAAATTTTAGCACGCGTACCACTCGAAAGACATTTTAATCATGGTGCAC